AGTTATCTTACCACTGATGGTGAAACACCAGATTACAAGAGTGCTGTAGAACTAGTTGGTAAGAACTTAGGTCTTAACTTTGGGAAACAGGGTGTTGAAATGCCATTAGGTGAAAACAGAACTTCAAGTGAAGGTAAACAAAGCGTTAAGCCAGTTGACCAGAACAAAGTAAAGAATGATCCGGCATACAGAGAGGCGTATTTAAATTTGCGTCTTAATCGTAAAGGTGCAGTTAGTTCTAGTGATATCACAGATAATATGATAAAGGCTAGACTTAGCGACATCAAACAAAGCAAGGCTAGAGTATAATAATGTACTTTAGTCAATATAAATTGTCAATCTTAAGGAGATAACATATGACAACTTCAACAACAGTTGCACAGTTATATACTGACTTAGTTGCAGACCTAGTACCATACTTCATGAATGCTACTCTGCTCCCTAACTCAGCGTTAATTCGCAACAGCATCAACATGGTTGGTGAAACAGGTGGAACAGTAAGGTTCCCAGTAACAAACGAGTACACAAACGCAGCAAATGTCGCAGAAGGCGGTTCAATTGCTACAGCAGCTACTTCAACTTTAACACCAACAGCAGTAAGCATTGCTTTACAAAAGCGTGGTGTAGGTTCAGATGTAACACTAGAAGCATTAAGCGACGGTGGATACGACTTAGTATATCGTTCAACTCTACAAAGAATCGGTGGTGGCTTAGCACAAGCAACTGACATCGCAGGTTTATTAACAGCGGCAGACGGATTTGATCCAGACACAGCAGGTAACAACGCTGATGTTGGTACAGCATCTGCTTTAGCAACTTCAAGTGTTAACTTGATTATGTCACCAGACGCATTAGGTTATGCAGTCAAAGACGAAGGTCCTTTAGTAGAAACATGGTATGATGTAGACACTCAGACTCATCAGTTCAGAGGTTCAATCAGAGACGGCTATGCAGCTATCAAACCTAAAATGGGTGTTAGAATGACTGGCTTAAACGCAGTTGGTACATCAATTGATACAATCGGTTTTAACATTGCATCAGTAGCCAAAGGTGTATCTTTACTTAGAGTCCAAAACAGCGGAACTCTAGATAACGGTAACTACATCGCAGTAATCGATCCAGCAGCAGAATTTGCACTTAACGAGCAAGTTGCATTAGCAGGTGGAACAGCAGCTATCGGTTCACTAAGTGACATCGGTAACCAAGCGTTCTATGATGGATTAATTGGTCAAGCAGTAGGTGCGGCGTTCTTCAGAAGCAACAACTTACCAGCTGGTAACGAGACTACTTAAATTAGGATAATATTATGGCATTCGTAACAGACGGCGCAGGAAATGTAACATCATACGCAGAATATACCGATGTCTTACAGAAAGATCAACGATTATTAGAAGCAAATGTTATCAAAGTACCGGCAGAAAGCGGGTTCGTTGATGTAACTGACTTCATTGAAGACATGCTTACTAAAGCCACCGATCGCATAAACACTAAATTTAAGGCAAGTTCTTGGTACCAAGGATATTTGAATTACACAGGTCAATCAGTGTCGAATCCGGCACTGATGCCTGACTTTAATCCAAATTACATTCTTAGTAGACAACAAGAATTTACTGATTTATGTGTATTCTATGCACTGTATTATTATATTTGTCCTTTAATTGCTGACTTCAATGCCGATGGCACTGGAGAAATTAGTAGTGAAGTGCAGAAAATAACATTCTATGAAAACAAGTTCCAAGGCTTATTTAATGAGCTTATAGCACTTGCTGATTGGTATGATGCAGACGGCGATGGTACAATTGAAAATTCTGAAAAGGTCTGGACTAACCAGACTGTAAGGCGTAGCAGGCGTAGATCAACAGTGGTGAGAGTTAACTAATGAGTATTAGAACTCTTATACTACAACAATTGGCTAACACACTAGCAAACGGTGGCGTTACTTCAACTGATTATTCATTAGAAGCAAACGAACTACCGTGGAGTGCTAGTGGTGAGCCATTGTATGTTAAAAACATGCGTGTAGTATATGTTAGCGATGAAGACGAATCAAAAGTTCAACTTTATCGCACACTGGATCAAGGTACAGTCTATCAGACAGAAACCGTAGTCCAAGCCTTCTTAAGCGAAGATGCTAAAAATATTAAAGCAAATAACCCAACAGTTATAGAAAACATGCTCAATGCCAAGAACATAGTTAACACAGCAAATGGATTTAATGTCCAAATTGCTGACAGTGGCTATGAACAAGAAATTGAAGGTGATACTATAACATATACTTTCGAGTATACATTTACAACCATATAGGAGAAATACAATGGCAGTAATGAACATAACAGCGGGTAGTCAAGCAATCCTAACATTAGGTAACACTGAAGCTCTATCTTTACCAGGCGCAACAGACGGAATGGTTATTCCTTTCGTCCAAGATGTAACAATCAATGCAGCACCAGGCATCGTAAGATATTCAGTACTTGATAGTTCATCAAGCAAAGCATTTACAACAGTTAACGAGAACTCTGTTTCTGGTAACATGTTGTTAGACGAAGATACATTCTTCGGATCAGCAGGCGCAACTAACACAGTTGCTCTTAACGGTCTCTTTGCTACATCAACATCTAAGACTAAAGTGTTCTTCACAGTAGCGTTCGAAGGAACCGACAGTGCAGATCACTATGTTAAAGGTGAAGGCTTCATTGGCGGATTAGCACCAACAGCATCTATGGATGCAGCGGTGTGGATATCACCAGTAGAAATCATCGTTGATGGTGAGCTTACAGCATCAACTGTATAACAACCCGATAAACATGTATAACTCCTCTCTATGAGGGGAGTTGTATTATTTGAGGACAAACATATGAAACATAAATTCTTAAGAAATTACGATCTAGAAGGTAAATGGACAAAGCCTACTAGAATTATTCGCATAAGTGGTGTTGAACACGACTTAGACGAGTATGCAAAAGAGCACGGTATAGAACTACCCGATGCTAAGTCTAAAAAACACAAAGATATAAAGAAAGAGGTAAATACAAATGCAGATATGGGAAAACAAGACCATCACAGAGATTATCAAATCGATGGAGATGGAGATAGCGAAAGCTCAGAATGAACTTCGCTGTGCAGAACGAGACATTCGTAAAGCACAAAGCAGAATAGCATTTACATTAAGTGCTATACACAACTTAAACGATAGAGATATAAAGGAATAAGATATGACACAATTAAAAGAACTCGCAACAAAGCCACAACTAGTTAAAGTAACACTAGAAGACGCAGATACACTAAAAGATTATCCAGAAGGACTAGAATTCTTCGTATGGGATAAGCAACCACTAGAACACTTCATTAAAATAGCAACCAGCACACAAGACGCAAACAACTATCCTGAAATGGTAGAATTATGTGCGGCTATGGTACTAGACGATGAAGGTACACCAGTTATGCAAGATGGTTTAGTATTACCAGGTAGTATTATGCTAAAATGTGTTAACAAAGTTGTAGAACAGCTGGGAAAGTAACCGGTAGTTCATTAAAGGAGGATAGTGCGTTATTCTCGTATATATTAATGTTAGACGCACTTGGTGAACGGTATGGATTATTACCCTCCGAAGTACTAACTAAAGCGAATACTTTTGATTTAAATGTGTATGATATAAGTGCAAAATATCAGAACAAACAGCAACGCAAACAAGCTGGTACATATGATATAGCAGAAGAATATACACAAGACGAATTACAATTAATAATGGATAAAGCTCGTGGGAATAAAAGTAAATAAAAAGGATCTACAAGATCTTAAAAAAGATATCGATAAAGCAATTGATACAAGTATGAAAAGTACATACATCTTCTTTAAGAAAGTAACTCCTAAAGATACCGGTAATGCTAAAAGCAAGACTATGTACGATCAGCGTACACTCACTATTACAGGTGCTTATCCATATGCCGCAAGACTTGACGATGGATACAGTCAACAAGCACCAAAAGGTATGACACAACCCAGTCTAGTATACTTGCGTAGAGAACTAACAAGCGAATTCGCTAAAATATAGGTAATCAATTATGGCCGCAAATATAAGAGCAACTCTACAACTAGATACCAAAGACGCACAAAAAGGCGTTAAAGGTGTAGGAACAGCATTAAAGGCTTTAGCCACAGGTGCGATAGCAAAAGGCATATTTGACCTAGGTAACCAGTTCCAAGAAATAACAAATAAATTAAAAGCAGTTACAGGAAGTGCAGAAGGCACAGCACAAGCATTTGCTAGTGTTGCCGCTATTGCTAAGAGTACTAGATCAGACATAGGTGCTACAGCAGACTTATACTTTAGATTAAGTAAAAGTGCTGAAAACCTTAACTTAACACAAGGCGAAACAGCTAGGGTTACAGAACTGTTTGCTAAAACATTAAAGAACTCCGGTGCTACAGCAACAGAAGCCAGTAGTGCTATCTTACAGTTCGGTCAAGCAATGGCTAGTGGTAAGTTAGCAGGTGACGAATTCCGTTCATTAAACGAGACTAACTCTGACTTAATGGACAGACTTGCTAAAGCAATGGGTAAACCTAGGGGTGAACTTAAGAAGTTAGCAAGTGAAGGTAAAATTACAGCTAAAATAATTGCTAATGCACTATTAGAAAGTGGTGACGCAATTGAAGACACATTTGGAAAAACATCTGTAACATTAGGCGAATCACTTACAATGATTCGTAACGAGTTCACTATACTAGTAGGTAAATTAGAAACACAATTTGGCTTATTCAGTAAGATAGCAGGCGCAATTGCATTAGTATCAGAGAACTTAACAGCCTTAGGTATAGTACTAGGTACTGTATTTGCAATTAAAACAATATCAAGCATTATTAAAATGGTTAAGGCTATACAAGCATTACAAATAGCCACAAAAGCACAAGCTGTAGCACAAGCGGCTCTATTAGCACTAAGTGGGCCAGCTGGTTGGGGTTTACTAGCAGGAGCTGCAGCTGCCACAGGAGTTGCAGTAGTTGCACTTAACAAAACATTCGAAGGTACAGATAAAGCAATTAACGATGCAATTGATAGTGTAGACAGACAAGCAGGTAGTACCGCGTCTCTAGTAGAAGAAAGTGAAAGGTTAACAGATGAAGAAAAAGAACGAAAGAAAGTCACCGATGAACTTGCTAGAATAACTAAACGACAGGCAGAAGAGTTCAAGTCACAGTTAGCAGACTTAAAAACAAATACAGAAGAATTTAACAAGCAAATAGAATTACGAAGAGCAAGTATAGGTGCAACAGAGCAAGAAAAAGCAGTTCTAGAAGCAATTGCCGACATTGAAGAAGACCGCGCAGATGCAATCAGAGAGCTCAATGAACTTACAACTATAAGTGCCGCTGATAGACTCTCTAGAGAAGGCGAAATAAACAGTCAATATGATGCTAGAATAACCAAAACAAAAGAACAACTAGCTCTAGAAGAAAATATATCTAAAGAAATAGAACAAAGACAAAACAAACGAGCTGGTTCAGACGAATTTGCTATAATGGCAGGATCTTTAGCAGCATTACAAGACAGATATAAAACATTTGATCTAGATCGGCGTGAAAATCAGAAAATGATATTTGAAGAAGGTCAGAAACAAGCTATAGCACGACAAGAATTAGAAGATAAATTTGCTGATTTAAAATTTGAAAAAGAATCATCACTGGGTAGAATATTAAATAAAGAAGAACAAAAAGCTCTTGATGATCAACAAGCACAAGAACTTAAGGCTTTATTAGATATACAAACAGTTAGAACTAACGGTATGACACTGTATCTAGCACAACTGGATGCCGCTAGAGAGAAAACAAACACAATGAACCATGGTATGATGGAATCCTTTGCAGAATTTGCCAGAATGGTAAATGATAAGGCTGCATATGGTGCTAGAATATTTGATACAATGACAAAAGGATTCGAATCAGCAATAGTTAGCTTCGTAGAAACAGGAAAGTTATCGTTCAAAGACTTATTTAAATCATTAATGACAGAAATTATTAAAATGCAAGCCAACAAGATATTCTTAGCTCTATTCTCGCCAACAGGAATGTTTGGAGATCTATTTGCTGGACTATTTGACAAAGGTGGACTTATACCAGGTGGCAAATTTGGCATAGCTGGGGAGAACGGTCCTGAATTAATAAATGGTCCCGCTAGAGTAACAAGCACAGCCGCAACCGCAGATATACTTAATAGAAACAATGGACCTACGCAGGTAACCTATAATATAAATGCTATAGATTCTAGAAGCTTTGATCAGCGTTTGGCGGAAAATCCCGAATACCTATATAATATCACCCAAGTTGGTGCTAGGAGACAACCACGATGAGCCTACAAACAATAGTAGATAATGCAACTTATGTTACAATATACAGAAAAAAGATTGCAGGACAAAGCATATCTAGATCAGGTAGATTACTTACTTCAGAAGTAGTAAGTGCTGTACCATATCAATTCACTAGCGGTATGCATTCAGGATTACAATATAGTACTAACAGAGGACTTACAGAAGACTTAAATGCATTAGATGTAACAGAAGAAGCAACAATAGACATAGGTACGACTAATACTAGCCTTGCATACATCACAGCATATCAAGGAGATAGTACAGGTATAGGAAGTGTTACTTGCGTATCAGCAACTGGTTCAACACTAGTAGTAAATGCCAGTAGTGCAGGTAGTGGCACATTCTTATTTAAGAAAGGCGATTACATACAACCAGCAAGTAGTT